AACCATATGCGGTCAAATGGGCAGAGGTTCAACAAACACGCATCGATATTATTAAGAAGAAAGCAGAGATTGAAAGCATTGAAGATCGTATAGTCCAGCTTTGCACAGAGGAAGATACGCACGATGATATGCACAAAGCCCGCATGAAATTAAAGCATGTCAAGGATACTCTAGTTGAACTTCAAGTCACCGCCTGTGGACATGATGTCCAGCTTCTAAGATTACAATTAATTTCAAGGCTTCCCGATGTCTAAAAGAAATACGATCTGCGATGAGAGCAAGGACATTATCAATGGCGAGAGAGCCGACGACTATGGAGATGCTTTGCGAATGCATCAATCGATTGCCGACGGTTGGAATGTTATTGCCAAGAGAGCAATCGAAACGCACGGGGAACTTACTGCCCCGCACATTGCGATCATGATGGATTGGCTCAAGACTTGTAGACTACTTAACAGTATGGATCACAAGGATAGCTGGAAGGACAAGATTGGTTACACTGCCCTTGGCTATGAGATGTCAGACGCAGACTAGCCGCCCTTTGGCCCCATTGTATAATCCACAATATTTTCTCGCACCGCGCTGGTCTGACCTATGATTGGGACGCGACTGATAACCTCACGCATTGCTGCGCGTTCCTTACCATTTGTACCCTCACCAGATATAGCATCTCCCGCCGCCGATTGTAGTCCAGCTAGTACAGTAGAAGCATCGAACACTAAGCCTGATGTTGGCCCAGCAAATGTCTCGACCATTCTGAGTTGACCATACGCCCCATTGTCTAGCTGATTTGCAGTGTCATACATAAGTTCACCGATGATGCCCAAGCCACCCATTGTCATGAAACCGTCCCAATACCAGCCCAAGGCTTTGTCTGCATTGTCACCAAGCATTCCCTCAAGAGATGTAAAGCTCTTTGACAACTTGCGATCCCTGACCTCAAACTCTCTGTTGTCTTCACCGCCCCGTCCTTGCACTACGTCTTTGACATTCGCCGCCGTAAAGCCCATTGCAGGGCCAGCGGTCATATACAGTAGCAACGGTGCAAGGTTACGATCCTCTGAGCGAGTGGCTTCACCTACAGCGTACCTTCCAAGTCTCAGCATTTTCAAAGGGAATGACTTGAGTTGGAAGATAAGTTGACCAACGGGATGAGTTGCCCATTGAGGCTGATCATTTTTGTTGGGAGCAAAAATGCTTTCGTTTGCGAACTTAATGATACCCGTCTGGATTTTTTCATACATTGGGTTCTCTGCTTCTGTGCCAGCGGAGCGCATAATCATGTCTATGTCAGACGCACCCTTCTGATAAAGCTCTTGCAATCCAAACTCGTCCAGTGCTCTCTTAGCAAGGCGACCTTGCCGAGTGTTCGGGCTTTCCAAAGCAATCCGCGCACTAGCCTTAAAATGTTCGTATGCTGTAGCACCCGAAATCTCACGCATCATATCAGTCCAAGGGGTTAATCCCGTGGCAGTGAAGAAGCCTGTGGTAAAACGGTTAGCATCGACACCATAACTATTAGCCATTCGTTGATGTACCGTATTTTCCACCGCGACCCCCACATTTCGGATCATGTCGCGGTATGCTGAACCAGCGACAGGATCAGCCATGTAGTTGCCAAGCGCAGAAGACCAAGCCTTGAAGTCTCCGCTTCTAATAAGAGGTAGTACCAAGTCTCCCAGGGATGTGAGGGTAGTAAACGATAGAAGAGTAACACCGTTGATCATCCGTAAGGGGGCAGAGATTGCCCGTTGAAACTTTGTGCCTTGTGGCTTGTGCATAAGCAGATCACCGAATGTCTCAGCGTGACGCACGTTGTCATCGCTTGGCATGACTTGGAAACCCTTGGTATCATAGAGAGCACCCGCTATTGCATCAGCGCGTTTAGAAAAGTTCTTACGCATTTCATCACTGAACTCATCTGTTTCCCCATTCCCATCCAACCTTTCCATGATGTCACGAACCAAGTCCTCACGGTTTGCGCCCGATCTTGCTTTCATAATTAGTTGATTAGAAAAGAACTCTGCATTCTGTACCGACTTGAACGGAGCTTTGAAAACAGAGTTATCGAAACTATCCTTGAGGACTGAGTAGCCTTCAAGATCAGTATCATTACCACTAGCAAAAACTTTGTAGTCAGATTTAATAACCTTGGGGGAAGAGAGAAGACGCATCACTGCATCAGGCCCGCCCCTAATTGTTGTGAAGTAATCAGTCAGAGCATGAGCGTTAGGCCCAAACCGTTCAGTAATATCCAGCCTACGCTCTAGGTTCTCAGTATATTTGGACATCACAGCCATCAAATCGTTTTCTAAAAACTGAGCTAGGTTATCATTAGGATTTCGTGGATCAACAAACTCCTTGAATTGGTCAAGTCTAATCATACGCTGGTAATCAAGATGATCTTCTTTGTGTGATCCAGAGAAGACCTTGGGCTTTGGTAAAGTAACCCCATCGTTATCTTCAATTAGTGTCCTAGTCACACCCTTGGCTTTATCTAGTGCCTGTTCTTTCGACAGGCGAGTATTCAATCCATTGTTTCTCGCATCCTCTGCTAGAAAGTAACGACCTAGCATTTGTTCAAACTCAGGCCGACGAGCTTGGATGAGATCCGTTCTCCAAACTTGGGGGAAGTAGTTTGATTTAATGTTTCCGACGAACTCGCCCGCAGCAGCCATACGTCCACGCGCCGTATCAAGATACCCACGAATAGTATCATAAATCTTACGTTCCTCTGGTAGCATTTTGTCTACGTTTGTTTCGCCAAAGCGCAAGGCTGTGACGATCCGCGAATGAGACTTAGGCTGTTGCTCCCGCCTAGTAGGATTAAAACCAAACTGTTCTCCACGTTCCCCTGCAAGCTTACCAAAACCTTCAGCCGTTGTGTCGTACATCTGGCGTAAGCCAGCATCGAACCAGCGACCTAAAGGGTTCTTGCTATCAGGGAGTAGGCTAAGAGATTTGGTAATTGGAGCCATAACCCGCGCCATTTTTGCATGGACACGTTCATAGTGACCGCCTGATCCGTCCTTTGGCTCGGCAAACTCAGCTACAGTTTCCATCCCTGATCGTCTGATGATTTCTGATTGTGTACGAGTAGTGGCATGGGTTGCAACCCGCACGGCTTCTGCATCTTTCATGCTGATCTTACTTCTTGTGCGTACTTTGTTGACAGCCGTAAGCGCGTCTTTTGAAACACCAGCCTCTTCAAGCTTTCCGCTCACCATCTTTACGGCTTGTTCGCCCCCATCCTTTGCGATTGTTGCTTCCGACATGATGTAAGAGTTGACACCAGATACAACATCCTTTTCGCCCAAGACAGGCTTGGCGGTAACGAATGTTGGACTATCAATCGGTCTTGCAAAACTTTGGGAGACGAGCACCTTATTCCCGTCCATGCTTAAAGTGGTATAACCACCCCGTCTTATTATGCGGCGTAACTCTTCCGCGCTGCCCGCTAATCTAGCTAGTGTTTGGAATACCTCACGACCTTTGAATAATCCCCTATTGTCCTCAATAGTTCTTTCAATTTGTGTGCGTCGATCTGGTGTGCGGGCTTCCCGCTTCATGATGTCTGTTATCCCCTTCACTATGTCTGATTTATAATTCATCTGGTGAGGAAAGATTGCTGGCTTTATATCCCGAACAAAGACGGGCTTGGCATACGTTAGATCAGTTGCACCAAAGCCACTAATTTTTTCAGTTGCTACTTCCTCAAAAGTATAGTGATCCATCAGATCAGTTTGCGAACCATTCGTTCGCATATTATTTACGCCCTCGCGCATTGTCTGCGCTTGATCAATCAGATCAGCGACAGTGGATTGATTTGCCTCTGGCGCACTCTCTATTATTTCTTGTCTCATATTACGAAGAGTGTTCGTGGGACGAACAGTAATCTCAGGAGCATTGCCAAGCAAAGGATCGGCACGATTTGGTACAATAAATTGTACTTCTGTATCTCCACCCGTGAAGTCACGCACCGCTTGACGCGAAGTCTCAGACATACGAGCCGAAATATCCGATCCGAAATCCACAGCAAACTCGGCTGGCACACGATCACTACTATAGATATTTGTTGGTGATCCTTTAGGTGTTAAGTTTTCGCCAGATTTCATATCTCCATAGAGAGATAGTGGAAGGAACCGTTCACGCGCCTGTGGGTTTGAAATCAGGCCATTGAGTGTATAGGCAATCCCATCACGCACGTTGTCACGGGCCTCATTGATAGCCTCTTCAACCTCAAATCCTTCTACGTCTCCTAGCTGTTCTTTTATCTGCTGCATCAGGGAGCGAGTGGCA